AACTACAATCCATTCGACTTTGTTAAACCGCGAGGAGGTCACTAATGAAAACTGTATTAGAAGTAGCAGCAGTTGTAGTCGCAACAGCGGTGTTAATCCCAGTTGCAGCAGTACTACTCACGATCTTAGTAGTTCTAGTTCAGAACTAAACCAAACCGCAGTGATACCAAGCCGATTCGATAACCATTACATGGTTATCGGTCGGTTTTCTTTATGACTTGGGCTATTCGGTCTAAGCACTTTTTGTCCTGGAGGACGCTATGAACAATGTAACTTTTATCGACACCGTAATCACTAACATGTCTAGCAGCAAGAACCGCACCGGCACTATTGCCAACTTGGTCGACGCGAACCACGCACCGCTAGCCGCGAACCGCATCGCAAACGTCATGCTAGATCTTGCCGAGAAACGCCAGGCATCACGCCTAGAAGCAGTGCGGGCAGGTACTCCAATACCAGAGATGTCTGAGAAGCCAGAGCACATGTTGTCTTTCGTGCAGCAGGTCATGAACAACTGCTGTTGGGCAGCCCGCAAGGTAGCCAACTCTGGCAAGCAACGCGATATGGCAAATGGTTTGGATTTCTCGCAGTCAGTTGCAGAGCAGGCAGGCAACATCGAGTCCGCAGCACTGAGAGATGTCGAAGTAACCCTCATGGATGATTTCCAGATCCTCAATGAGCTCCACTCGTGGATGTGCAGTGAGATGAACTACATGACAGACCTCGATCCACTGTTCCTCTTTGCAGAGAAAGAGTGCGTCGATGAAGAGCAGCAAGTTTACGAGCACACTCACATGATCATGGACTTCAATGACATGTTGTCAGTGTTAGCAGAGAAGTCCTTAGAGTTTGGCGCGCAAGCGAAAGCCAAAAAACGTGAGCATGCATCAACGCACGTATTTGGTGCTAAGCAGAAACCCAAAGCAGCTAAAAAGAAAGCTGCTTAATACGTAGGATTCCCCCTACACCCATCCGATCCTTGTGGTCGGGTGGGTTTTTTTATGTCCGCCATAGGGACGAAATTTGACTAGCGATATTAGCGTATCTATTATTAGCTGCACTATTACCCCAAACCACTGACCACCAAGACGGAGGTCACCCACTCACGAGGAGCGCGAACCATGAACAACGAACCACAAATCATAACCAAAAAAGAGCTGTACCTGAGCCAAGCCCCTAGCTTTAACTTCGAAAAAAACGCTGACGAACTACTAGAACAAGCACTACTAAGTGGATTCGTCGACCAGGTAGGCGAAGACCAGTACCTAGTTAACCTGAACTACCCAGAAGAGCGTGAGACATGAGTCGCGATCAACTACACACGTACGTCATAACATGCACAGAAATACATGAGGTTGAACACCGCATCCGCGCTAGATCAAAACTCGACGCTGTGAATCGTATGGCTAACAACGGTAACCCTAGACCGATTTCACGCAAAAAAATGCTAGATCGGACCATGTCCATCCGACAAGAAATGAAGACCTTCGATAAAACAACTACCCATTACATCCTATAAACGAGGAGCGTGAATCATGAGTTTATTAGACGCAATCTACATTACTCCAGTAATCGGAATAGTCGGATTGTTTATATACGGAATGTACCTCTTAGAAAAAGACAAGTCATTTAATAGAAAAAACGAGGAGCGTGAACCATGAAACTTAGCAAAGCACAACAAACCTCCCTAAAACGTGTCTGGACAAGAAACAACCAGGGCAAAAGCTACTTAGCATTCCGCAGAACAGTATGCGCCACTTTTGATTGCGCCGTACTCGTTCACTGGTCTGGCATGTGGCTAGGCATCGAACCTGATGGATACACACACTCATGAATAAATACAACAATTCGCCATACGCTTGCGTGTACTGCGAGCAACCAACTTATTTCGGTTCAGGAAATTTCGTAAACCGGATACCAGCAGGCCACAACCACGAGTTGCCAGACGGTACAACTGAGTACCGTGACGGATACGCGTGCGCCAAATGCATGCAAATGGAATGCGACAGGTGCCCTAAGCCTATCGGGTTAGACGAAGACATCGGTGTATACCAAGTCTACGGTGAAAACACTGACCGGCACGAGTTTGATGACGGAGCCTGGAAAGTGCACCTAGAGTGTTTAACGCCCACTGAACAATTACTGTTCGCAAAAAACAACTAAATAAAAGGAAAAACTTATGTCAGCACTACAACTTGATGAATTTTATGGCAGCGCGACTTTTACCCGCTGGTCACCCTTAACAAATAGCGTCATGACTGAAGGCGCGCTCTATGTAGCCGAAACAGCCGGTGCTTATTGGCTGTTTGACTCCATACAAGCCCACCTAGACAAACACAACGCAGACTGGGCACAAACCACAATGATTGTGCATGAAGACGACAGCGCGACCATAACAATGACCAACGGGGACGACGTACCACTAAGCAGGTGGAAAGTGCCGTTCACCGACTTCCCTGAACCAGAGATAAAGATCTGGTCTGTACGCAACGAACTTGGCGCACATACACATATGTTGCCATCGGAGTACTAACCATGAACGAAATGACTCCCGAAGAAATATGTGAGTATTACGATCGCAACCTAAACATGACTCTTTTAGATTTGTCATGTGAAACCGGATTAACAATCCCCGAACTTAAAAAAATACTGTTAGAGGATAAATCATGAATCAAAAAACCTACGAACACTCAAGCAACTTAGTTGACTCTGCAATCGCATCTATATTTATGGACTTACAAACAAATGACATAACTGCACTTTCAGAGCTGCTGATGTTTATACATCCAGACATTTTGAATGGATATCTCGTTGAAACCGACAAAGACGAAATGAAAGCTCTAGCTGAGGAATAAACCAATGTCTGACACAACCGTTCTACTTCAACCCGTGGGCATCGTCCACACCCCCGAAAACCTAGCAGAGCTTGACGCTTATATTGCTAATTTTAACGGCAGCGAAAGAGTAGCCGCGTTCACTTCTGCCTACATGGCATGGAACTTAGCAGCGAAACTAACCAACCCAGAAGGGAGAAAAACTAATGAACATGCCTGACGCAGACTTTTTGTTTGAATTTAAGAAATTTCTCGATGAGCGCGTCGACTGCCGTTTAGAAGCTATGCTGACCGAAGACGATCGTACCGCGGAGCTCGAATCAAAGATCGAAGAGCTTGAGTCGCAGATCGAGTATTACTCTGACCACGAAGACCGTATCAGCGCGCTAGAAGACACAGCCGCAGCAAGCGACCGTTCTCAATTGGTCAAAGACTTAACCACAATCGTCGACCGCAGGGTTCACGAACTCGCATCACGTGGGCGCTTACGTATCTACGTTGCATCCTCCGACTCTAACACCGTGGTAAATAATGATGAATATGCTAGAAGTATTTAACAAAGTAGAAGCGCATTTGTTGGCGCAAGGTGTGAAGTCTATTAGAAAGCAGTCTGAATTAAACGTATTTCCGACTGGTACTACATACATGTGCGCCTATAGAGGAACAGGCGGTCTGAGCTGCGCCGTAGGCTGTTTAATTAAAGACGAGGCTTACAATAAAGGTTTAGAAGGCATAGCTATGTGGGCAGATGAAAAGGAAGAAGATCGCCAAACGCTACTTGAAGAAGCGTTAATAAAGTCTGGTATTGATCTAAAGCCAGCAACAACTTACATGCTTAGCGACCTTCAGTATTTACATGATCGAAAAAAGCCACAAGATTGGGAGCAGGAATTACAAAAGCTGAGGGTTAAACACTTTGGCATCGACGCATAAAACACATGTGTCGAAAAAACTGCAATTGATCGACATAACAAACCGTGGAGAAAGTACCGTGAGTAAAGGTAGTAAACAGCGCCCCACAAACAAACAGTCATTTGACGACAACTTTGACAAAATCTTTAATAAAAAAGGACAAAAAACCATGAGCCGTATGCCGTGTAGCATTACCGACGATCCGTACAATGACGCTAGCGACTTTTTCGAAGGGAAAGGAGTGTACAAACCATACGTCCCCAGTGAAGCAGACGCAGAGTACGACAGGATGGTCGAAGAGACTCTTTACCCAGAAAAATAAATATATGTGTTGTACTAATATATTAGCGTTGATACTATTTCGCTCTTACTAGGAGAGTATGATGAGTATAGATACTGCTACACCACAAGACTGGAACAAAGTCACAGCAAAATATGTCGACCCATATGACATGCCCCCTAAAGAAGACCTCGTTAATAGCCCCGCGCACTACAACAACGGGTCAATCGAATGTATTGATTACCTAGCGGACAGCCTTGGCGACGGGTTCTCCCACTACCTTGAAGGGTCAATCAAAAAATACCTTCACAGATATCGCTACAAAAAGAAACCTGTAGAAGACCTTCGAAAAGCCCGCTGGTACTTAGATCGGTTAATCGCTGAAGAAGTTAGAGCAGGCAAATGACCACGCCGTTTACTGACGTAGACGCAGCAGTAGCCGAAGGACACTTCATACAGCACTCCCTTAACAAAACAGCCTACATCGTCTGTGATGACAAAAGCCTCTTATTTGTTCTTACAGACGACCAGTACAGCCGCGATAAATGGTGCGGCTTTGCAGTCCTCGAAATCTTTCACCCTGGAGGGTGCCATGAAAACAAAAGAGTTTTTTCAAAACCTACCTAGCTTAGCAGCTGACGGCGTAGACCCAGAGTTCCACATATACACTGCCGTGTGGATCAAAACCCGGATGCCAGAAGCATACAATGAGCTCAGATCTAGCTTCAAACACATAGAAAACGAAATCTACGCGCAATACGCGTGTGATGACGCACACTCGGAGCAGCCGTTCTAATGCTAGTCACTCTCGACTTTGAGACATACTTCGACACCAAAGTGTCTCTTACCAAACTTACTACGATGGATTACGTACGCCACGAGAAATTTAAAGTGTGGGGCGTAGGCATCAAGATCGATCATGATGAAACACAATGGTACGGAGAAGACGAAGCGGAAGAAGCTATTCAAGCTATAGATTGGTCAGAGGCAACGCTTGTTTGCCACAACACACCATTTGATGGTTATATTTTAACCAGGTACTACGGCGTCACACCAAAATTCTATGTAGATACAGCCGCTATGGCGCGAGCCTTAGCTCCTGGCCAGTCGGCCAGGCTCAAAGACTGCGCGATACGTCAATTCCCAGACGACGAGACAATGCGCAAAGGTGAAGAGCTCATCAATGCAAAAGGTATCTATGACCTCGACCCGGAGACGGAAGAGGCGCTCGCTGGCTACTGTATACAAGACGTAGATTTAACCTACGCGCTCTACAGAGCGATGATCAACAAGATGCCACTTAAAGAGCTCGAGCTAATTGACATCACCTGCCGCATGTTCTGTGAACCAAAGCTGATCGTGAACCGTGAAGCGTTAATCGCGTTTCGTGACCAAGAGATGAAAAGCAGCGAAGACGCAATAGCCGCTAGTGGTATAGCCCGCAAGGTTCTCAGCTCTAACCAACAGTTTAATGACTACATCATCAATATGGGCATTGTACCACCTACCAAAGTTAGCCCTAGCACAGGTAAAAACATCCCTGCACTGGGCAAGAACGACAAAGCGTTCACCCAGATGCAGAAGATGTACCCTGAACACCAGCATATCTGGGATGCACGGACTGCGGTAAAGAGCCGCATCAACGAGACCCGAGCTCAGCGCTTCATTGATGCAACGCACGATGACGGCACCATTTCAGTACCCCTGCGTTATTACGCAGCGCACACCGGGCGCTTCGGTGGTACAGAAAAAATTAACATGCAGAACATGCCGCGTAATTCACCACTGCGCAAAGCGTTGTGTGCCCCACCGGGTAAGTTAGTCTTCGTTGCTGACTTATCTAACATCGAGGCGCGCATGCTTGCATGGCTAGCTGACGAAGACGAGCTTCTCGAGCAGTTTAGGAATGGAGATGACATCTATAGCAACCTAGCAACAAAGATCTACCGCAGACCTATTAACAAGCACGACGACCCAACCGAACGGTTCGTGGGCAAGACAGCGGTGCTCGGTCTAGGCTACGGCATGGGCGCGCCAAAGTTCCAAGCAACGCTAGAAGCTGGTGCGATGGGGCCAGCCATGAAGTTCACCACAGACGAGGCGTACGAGGTAGTAAATACATACCGCAATACATACCCCGGTGTACAAATGCTTTGGAAAAAGCTCGAACTCAAACTTGCTAATACTATTAATCCATCTTACACCGAAGACTGGCACGGGTTGTTTTTTCACGATAAGAAGATTTACCTGCCCAACGGCTTAGCCCTTCATTACAACAACCTTTGCTATGAAGGGGGCAAGCTTACGTACGACTCACGCACTACTGAGTCTACCTGGGGCGGGCGCATCACAGAAAACGTAGTACAAGCACTCTCTAGGATTATCGTTACTGACGCCATACTTCGCATACAAGCAGACAAATCATTAGACGCAGATGTTGTCCTAACTGTGCACGATGAGATTGTTTTAATTAGCAATGATATTAATCCAGATGCTACAATGGCAAAACTAATTGCACACATGTGCACGCCGCCTTCATGGGCGCGCGATCTCCCATTAGATGCCGAAGGCGGGTATGACGTTAACTACAGCAAATAAACAGTGTCTAGGTTAGTACTAACACTAAAATTAGACGGACAAGTCATAATTCACAATGACGACGGCGTTCTGGCGAAAGTAAAACTCTCAAAGGTTGACAGAAATCAAGTTCGGCTAACATTCGAAGCTGACTTAAATATCAAGATTGACAGACAGGAAGTCTTCGACAAAAACGCTCTCCTCACTAAATAATATTAGCGCTGGTATTTAACGCGTGCTAGTATTGTTAGCTCTGTAGGAGGAGCCATGCAACTTACATTTCTAGAAGCCGCCAATGGACAGCGGCTAAGCAAACGACACTGTCCTAAAAACGGATTCACCCCGTACCCCCACGTTAAAAGCGTTACATCTCACGAACACTCACTCCCCATTGATGGGACGGGACTCGTAATGCTTGAACGCCTCATTCGAGACCATAGTGACCTAGGTCACTGTTTACTTAAAGGTAACTTAAAACGCCCCATACAAAACGAATCGCGAGCAGGTAAAACTGATCGTATTGGGTATTCCAATCTACTCGTCTTAGATATTGATGGCATTACGTTACCTGGACACACTAACCCAAAGGTTTTCACAAGCAAATGTGTCGGCACCCTTGCCAAAACAGTACTGCGTGAACTCCCGCCTCAAGTACAAGACTGCAGCTTCATCGCACAAGCGTCTGCAAGCCTTGGCCTGAAAGGTGACAAAGTATCGTTACATATATTTATGTTGTTAAAACACGCTATGCCTGCAAAAGCTGTCAAGCTTTGGCTGCAAGCCGCCAACTTTGAATCCAACCTATTCTCATCTCAGCTAGAGCTGTCATCAAATGGCCATTCACTCAAGCACACACTAGATGTAAGCGTAGCTGACAATTCAAAACTAATCTTCATTGCTCCTCCTACCTTTGAAGATGGAACCCACGATCCGTTCAGTTCCCCTGCTGAGCGGATCGTGCGTGTTTCTGGCTTATCAGACACCCTGGATCTCGCAGGTTTGATGAACAACATTAGCCCCGAAGTTGTTCACCAAAAAAGCAACGAACATAAAAACAGACTGCGCGTAGCTAGAGGCTTCAGCGCAAAAAAAGAACGGCTAACTATAGCCACGGTAGACAACAAGTCAGAAGAAATCCTGACTAATCCAGACCGAATGTCGATACAGATTACTGACGATACAAACCCCCCGTATATAAGATGTAACGTAAACGGCGGCGACAGTAATGCTTACTACTTCAAGCTTGAAGACCCAACGTACATGTACAACTTCAAGGGCGAGCCAATCTGGTCTATCGAACAAGCTGACCCTGACTTTTATAAATCACTTTTTGATGTCTATCAGGAAGAGATGGCAAAAGAAGGCCGCGCCTGTTTCCCAGTAGCAATGCGTGATTTTTATACAGACACCTACTACAACGGTGTGTTTGACCCTAACCTTAACCAATTCAGTGACGAGTTCCCGCTCATGCCGTGCTCTTCAGCAAGCATTGAAGGATTCATGCGGTCACATGGCCGCTCGAAGCCAGATTACATCCCTGACGCAAGAGTAATCTTCGACCCTGCGTCTAATGATGCAGGCGTCAACCTGACTAAAGTGCCATACCACATCAACATGTTCCGCAAAACGGAATACATGCTATCAAACCGTGAGCACGAACCGCTAAGCATGGGTGACGCAGCTAAGATCGCTGACTCATGCCCACTGATCTACAAGCTGATGACTCACATCTTGGGGGGACAAAACCTCGAGGTTGAGCACTTCACCAACTGGTTGGCATATATCTTCCAAACCAAGCGTAAAGCAATGACTGCCTGGGTGCTACAAGGCGTCCCTGGCACAGGTAAAGGTATCTTCTACACCAAAGTACTCAGACCACTGTTCGGTAACGAGCACGTACCAATGCGCGCATTACAAAATATCGAAGAGCAGTTCAACTTGTACATGAGACAAGCGCTGTTCCTGGTAGTTGATGAGTTTCACATGGCTTCAGCTAACGCAGGCACTGTAAAAATTGCTGACAAACTCAAGAACGCTATTACAGAAAACACGATGACCATCCGCGCAATGCGTTCTAACCAGGTTGAAATGCCTAACTACACAAATTTTATCTTCCTCACCAACCGTATAGATGCCGTGAAAATCGAGGAGGGGGACAGGCGATACAACATCGCTCCGAGACAAGAACAAAAACTAGAGCATGTGTACCCAGAAGTTATCGACGGCATCGATGACATCAGCAAAGAGTTACACAAATTTGCTGCGCTACTACGTAATTACAAAGTTAATAAACAGCTAGTACATACGCCTATCGCTAACAACGCTAAAGCGCAAATGGCTCAAGTGACCATGTCTGTTATGGAAGAGTTCTTCGCAGCCGTACGCCACGGCAAGCTATCGTTCCTTACGGATATCTTAGACATCAGTCTTACTAACGTGCTTCAAGGACAAGAGATTACTACCGCACAACGTTTTGTTAAGCAGTGGATTGCAGAATCGCAAACTGAGTACTCAATAATACCTATGGAGCACTTGCGTGTTGTGTATGGCGTACTCACTGACGACCGTATATCACAACGTGAGTTCATCAAACGCGCAGAACGTAACGGACTGAGACGCGAGCGTAGAAGATTGCATAACGCTAATCGCCACGATAACCCAACGCGCGGCGTAATTGTTGAGTGGCGCATCGATGACGAACAGCTAACTGAACTTACTGACAAGTACTTTGACGATAAAGATCGCCGATTGTTAGTTGCCATAAAGTAAAACTATTAGTTATACTAATACTCTCAAAATAATACAAATACTTAGGATTAAAAATGATCAAGCTAACTCAGGACAAGAGTGCGCAAGACCTTCCCGAATTTGAAAAGCCAGAGGTATTAGGTGATGTTAGAGCCTGGAGCTACTCAGCGCTTAAAGTATATGAAGACTGTCCTTACCGCACGTATATCAGCCGTGTTAAAGGCGTCAAAGAACCTAGCGGTCCAGCTGCAGACAGAGGTACGCAAATCCACCAATACGCTGAAGACTACGTCAACGGCACACTGGGCGAAATGCACGAGTCTCTTCATAAGTTTAAAAGCCAGTTTGAAGAATTGCGTGAACTTTATATCGACGCGAAAGTAGAACTTGAAGGGGAGTGGGGTTTCGACCTCGACTGGGCAACAGTCGGATGGATGCAAAAAGAAACCTGGGCACGTATCAAACTTGATGCTCTCGTACAAGAAGATGAAACATCTGCCCGTGTAATCGACTATAAAACAGGCAAGAAATTCGGCAACGAAGTGTCACATGGCCAACAAGGCCTCTTGTATGCCATAGCTACCTTCTTCAGATACCCAAACGTGCAATTTGTACAAACAGAGTTCTGGTACTTAGACCACGGCGAAACAACTAAAAAACAATACACGCGCGCCCAAGCAATGCTATTTGCCCCTGCATATCACAGGCGTGCTATTAAAATGACAACCGAAACAGAATTTGCTCCGACGCCTAGTAAAGACGCGTGCAGATGGTGTTCGTTCCGCAAGGGCGATAACCCTGAATGCACGTGGGGTGTTGATTAAACACTGTATTCCTCCCTGAAGTGCCCCTTGCCCTAATGACTGTATGTATTAGGGCTTTTTTATTCCCGATCGGAATTCAAATGATCCTCATGAATCGTGAAGAGAGAATCCCTATGAAAAAGTTACTTATACGCTTTGGCTATGCAATCGCAGTAGCCGCTTTACTCACAATCTTCGCGCAGATGCTAGCAGTCGGCTTGTACGTATTTGTACTAGTCGCTGTTGTATGCACTGTTGCGTACTTTCATCTCAGGACAAACGAATGACATTACTTGCAGTACTACTAAACGCCGCAGAAATCGCACTAATCATAATCACATTATTAGGAGTCATCTATGATTACAGCAGGGCTACTTTCAGCAGCAGGTCTCCTGTTCCTGATCTTTAAATTTGGTGTGCGCCGAGCTATCTCTTTTGATATCCCGCTCGATGTCGCATGTACTGGCCTCCTTATGTTCCTGTTCGCAGGGACATTTGGCGGCATGATGGCTGCAATGGTCGGCGGCCTCGCCATATCCATCACGCTACTCATCATGAAACGCACCATGACTCGCGAACAACTCATGTTCGTTAAAACCAAAAAATTTCCCTACCGATCTTTTCGGTGGGTGGAGGTTGACCCATGATAAGCGAAATATTAAATGCCCTAGTAACACTGCTCGCTGTTGTCTTAACCGCCTTAGCATTCAAAGCAGCCTGGCTAATTCATCTTATCCAAGACGAAGAAGCAGAATTCAAAGCACGTAAAAAAGAGGCAAAAAAGTATGACAAATGATGAATACAAATCCCTTTTTGCACAACCAGTCAAGGATCTAATCAATGCAAGCATTCTACAAAAGAAGTGGGAGTCTAGTCGAGTACAAGCTCGTAACCGATCCAACCGAAGCGGAGACGTGGAGTACACACCGTTTGAAGAAATCGGAAATCAAGATCATGACTCAGTGCGATCAAACCACAGCCGCTAACTTACGACAGGAGATTCTAGATGACATCATTAGCCGAGAACCTAATCCCAGTAAGAAATCTGCGCCCGCCACAGACGAGGTACATAAAAGGCGTCAAGCCATCAAGCCTCAACATGTTAAAGAGAGGCAAACAAAACAAAAAGCTAGGAGATAAAGTCACCGTTAAGATGTGGCAAGGCATGACAATGTACAGCCTGTCACTTGAAGAACGCGCTACCTGCCCCGACGATTGCGCCCAGTGGGACAATTGTTATGGCGACAATATGCCTTTCGCTCATCGCTTTGACCATACAGACCCTAACTTCATCTCGGACCTAGAGTGCCAGTTGTCGTCTTTAAACGACAAGCACCCAGAAGGATTCGTAGTTAGACTGCATGTACTAGGTGATTTTTATGACGGTATCTACATCGCCCAGTGGCAGAGATGGTTGCATGAGTTTGAGAACCTAAACGTATTTGGCTACACCCACCACGCATACACATCGCCTCTAGGTTCGATGATCAGCAACATAAACAAGTATGCCGATACCCGCTTCCGTATCCGGTTCTCTGATGACTCTGATACGCAATTCAGCGCGCATGTAGGCACAAGCGCGGCAGAATTTGGCGGCATTATGTGTCCCGAACAAGTTGGCAAAACAGACTCCTGTGCAACCTGCGGGTACTGCTGGACTAGCGAAAAGCCAGTCGTTTTTCTTGAACACTAGTATTAGCTGTGCTAATATTCTAAACCATCAATGAGTGATGTATATGTTAAAACCATTCGAGCATCAAAGCGCAACTACAGCGCACATACTAAAAAACCCACGATGCCTAATTACATCCGATCCTGGCACAGGGAAAACCCGGTCAGTCCTTGACGCCATCACTAAGCGTGGATCGCGAACCTTAGTTCTCGCACCGTTGTCCATCCTCGAAGCCTCATGGGCTGATGACATAGAGAAGTTTACCCCGCAGTTAACGTACGCCGTTGCGTACGCCAAGAACCGGGAGAAAGCATTCTCAGGTGACGAAGACATTGTCATCACTAACCACGACGCAGTTAAGTGGCTGCTCAAAAACCAAACTAAGCTCAATCGATTCGACACATTAGTTATTGACGAATTCACAGCGTATAAAAACCAAAGCAGCCAGCGTAGCAAAGCGATTAAAAAGCTAGTTGACCGCTTCGAGTACCGCATCGCTATGTCCGGTACGCCAAACAGCAATACAATTCTAGACATCTGGCACCCAACGCTGCTTGTTGATGACGGCGAGCGCTTAGGGCATAGGTTCTACAGCTTCCGGGCCGCTGTCTGCACAGCAAGATTCAACGGCTTCGCCAACGAGTGGGTCGACAAAGACAACGCAGAGGAAATTGTTGCCTCCTTAATAAGCGATATCAACGTACGTTACGCGCTCGAAGAATGCCTTACGATGCCCGAGCAGACTGTTAGCACATTACAAGTCCAGCTCCCTCCAAAGATCATGAAGCAATACGTCTCGCTTGCAGAAGACAACGTCCTTTACACCGGCACAGCTACAATCAACGCAGTACACGCAGGTGCAAAAGTTAAGAAGCTCTTGCAACTATGTACGGGTGCGATCTACGACGAACACGGCGCAGTACAGAGCGTCCACCCCGAGCGCTATGAGCTAGTAATGCAACTAGTGTCTGAGCGTAAGCACAGCTTAGTTGCGTTCAATTGGAAGCATGAAAAGAACCACTTGACTGCTATGGCTGACGCTATGGGTATCAGGTATGGCGTCATCGATGGCGATACTCCAGCACACCACCGCAAAGATGTCGTAGATCGAATGCAAGCCGGGCAACTCCAGGTTGTGTTCTGTCACCCGCAGTCAGCAGGACACGGGCTGACAATGACAAAAGCGACAGCTGTCATCTGGGCCTCGCCAACCTACAACGCTGAGCATTACCAGCAGTTCAACCGACGTATCTACCGCGCTGGCCAAACCCAACGTACTGAAATAATTCAGATTGCCGCGCGTAACACCTGGGAACCGGACGTGTACGAAAAATTAAATAACAAACTAAAACGAATGGAAGACCTACTACAAATTCTAAACAAACTAAACCAAGCAGCCTAAAGGAACCTTATGAATATTAATGAACTAATCGAAGCCAGGGCTAAAGTGAAAGACGGCATTGCCAGTCTTAACACTGAGCTCAAAGAGTTGAACAAAGAAAAAGATGATCTTGATTATCAACTCCTCACCAAATTGGATGAGCAGGGTTTGTCACGTACCGCTAATGACAAAGCCAGTGTGTCCATTAACCAAGATACTGTACCCGACGTTACTGACTGGGATGCGTTATATGCGCACATCATTAGTAACCAAGACTTCAGTCTCTTGCAACGACGGGTATCGTCGACTGCTTACAAAGAACTTCTAAAGCTTGGCGAAGAAGTACCTGGTTTGCAGGCCCGTGAAATACGACGCATTAACTTTAGATCTCTATAAACATGAATCAATAATCAATAGGATAATATTATGCCAGCAACAGCAAAAGCAGTATCAACACAAGTATCTCCATTAGTTTCATCTTCTGACACGCTTCCGTCGCACCTCAAAGCAGTACAAGGTGTTGGCCGCGGCAACGAGAATGTAGGATCTAACGTAGCAATACCGCGCGTTAAGCTTCTCCAAAAGATGTCCAACGAAGTTGACAAGCACCACGCCAATTACGTAGAGGGCTGTGAGCCAGGACACTTCGTCAACACTCTAACTAACCAGAATTACGGCAGCGATCTCTATGCCATTAGCTTAACCTTCAAAACTGAATTTGTCGTATGGCGTCAGTTAGATGCAGGCGGCGGCTACCTCGGTGCTTTCGATTCTATGCAAGAAGCTCAAGACAGAGTTAACGAACAAGACAAACCATCTGAGTACGACATCAACGAGACTCACGCTCACGTTATTCTGCTCAAGAACCCTGAGACAGGTGAGCTTGACCGTACACCGTGCATCATGGACTTCGCATCATCTAAGCTCCGCGTATCCAAGAACTGGAACTCTCAGATCGGTATGCGCGGCGGTGATCGGTTTGCAGGTTTGTGGAAGGTGTCTGGCATTTCAACCGAGAACAAGATGGGTAAAGCCTTCATGAACTGCGAAGTGTCTTGGGTAGGTTGGGCGATGGAAGAAGACTACAACGCCGCAGAAGCCTTATACGAAAAGTACCAGTAACTAAATCCTCTCGACCAGCAGCGCACTGATAAAGCGCCTTGCCCCTTGACGGCTTGATCCACCGTCGGTCACAACGGATCACTTAGCTATATGAACGAACATGGCTTCATCAAGTCCATACACAACGCGCTGCACCCTGATGTGTACAAGTGGAAAATCCACGACACGTATACGGGAGGGGTGCCTGACGCTATGTATGCAGGCCCGGCAGGCCTACTGTTTGTTGAGTATAAGTACGTCAAAACCCTGCCTGCACGAGACGACACCGTGATCCGTCACTCGTTGTCCGCGCTCCAATGTTCGTGGCTAGAGCGGATGAAACCCTCGACAAATGTAGCGTTGGTGCTGGGTGTTGCTGACACGGCCATAATAATAGTAGATGACTTTTCTACTAATATATGTAAATCTAAGTATATAGAACAAAGTGTTTCTAGAAAGGACGTAGCCCACTGGATTCAAGCTGTAACACACTCAGGAGGAGACGTGTATGAACACAAGAGACGAATTTCCAACAATAGTAAAAAATCTCCGCAAGATCTGGAATAAAAAACGTCTAGAGATGCGATTCACCCAAGTAACCGCTGCCAAAGAACTTGGCTGGACCCAAGGTGCAATAAGCCATTACCTATCTGGGATCACTGAGATGCGAGCCCCAGCCATCATAAAGCTAGCCAACTTCTTAGATGTAGATCCTAGAGACATTGACCCTAATATAGAAGAGAGTCTGCCAAGCATAACGCGAAAAAATGTCAAATGGTCTGCTAATGACATGACCACGCCAATCGATAAAGTAATCTTCAGCAGATCAGACGATGAGTCTTTTCTAATTGAAGTCCCACACACTTCCGCAGCATACAGGGACACCTTTGAATCACCGTGCCCAGCTATGAGCTGCTACGTCCGCCTAACTAAACCCGCTAATATGCGCGAGCCAAAAATGTTTGCTGCCCGATTAAAAGCACAAAAAACGATCAAGTTTTATTTACCAAACGACGTGCCCCCAGCCGCAAAAATCTCGCACCTCTGGTCGGTTGTGTCAGTAACATATTCCTAAATAAAGCTTTACTATTCCAATAATAGCATTACTATTATAAAACGATCGGTAGGTTAAGGACAAACCGGAATTGGAAACACTTCTATTAGAAAAATACGGCCCTTTCATGGACTTAGAAGAACTGGCCTTACTGTTAAAAGTTAAAAAACAAACAATCTACCAACAAACTTACCGAGGGATGCTTGATATCCCTCACATCAAACGTGGGAAAAAATACTTATTCCCAACTTTAGGAGTTGCCGCCTACCTTACAAGCCTGCTAAATCTTCCGCACGCAAGTTAATGTACCTGCTCAACTGATCAAGTGTGCGGTGGCCTGATACCACCCTCACTTGCTCTACCCTCATACCGCGTTCAAACATTCGACTAATCGCTTCGTGCCGTAAATCATGGAAGCGCAAGTCTTCAATCCCCAGCTTCTTAGTCATCTTGGCAAACTTGTCCGAAATGCTTGCTGCACGCTTTGCAGGGATAAGGTTCGGGCCTTGCCCAAACACATTCTGTGCACGTAGGAGCGCCTCTCTCACGCCCTTTAAAAGGGGAATTACGCTCTTTGTTTGTCCTGTCTCAGCGTGCTTGTCCTTGCGCAGTAGCCTGATTACGCCTTTCTTTTCGTCGATGTCAGACCATTTCAGAGCATGGATTTCTCCCTGCCGCATCCCTGATTCAATCGCTAAGTCGATTGTTAGCCCTATCCAGTGTCCGCCAGCCTCATCCATCAACGCGTCATACTCACCTTCTTCCAGGCGGCGGTCACGGCGCTGACTCCCCATAATAATTTTCTTCTTCTTCAGCTCGTCGATCGCTATATCTACTACGGGCTGTTCAGTTTTTATCCTGCTATTTTCAATCGCTTGCTTCAAATAATACATCTGCGTCTGCAGTGTGCTTGCACAAACAGTTTCCTTCCTATACGCCGCAAAGGTTAAAACGTCGTCTACAGTCATGTCATGCAGGGAAGTCCCGTGGAAGTATTCTTTGATTTGGTTTAGCTGCCCGAGCTTCGGGCCTGCCACTTCGAGACCGAACCGCTCGTAAGAGTAGACCAGATCGTCCACTATATTCTCGATGAGCACGGACCGTGATTCGCGAGTATCGATCCACGAACCGTTGTCCATGCTCGACTCTATGCGCCTACACCATGCGTCGGCGGCTGCTTTAGTTAGGAAGGATTTTGATTGAGGTGTGTGCCCTTTGACGCGTACCTGAGCCTGGTACTTGTTGCCGCGTTTCCGTACGGTTGCCATATCATTGTGACCCTGCTGTGACTGGAGCCTTTATGATATCGCTTTTTCTTTGTAAAACAAGCACTTAAATGTATGGCGGAGAGAGAGGGATTCTGTGCCCCGCATTGCTACTTTTGTTTCTATTTCAATGACTTAACCTATATTTAGATCTACTAGGCCGTCTGCGCTAGAAGCTCGTAACTTATTGATAATACTATTTAATTTGTTTTAGTTCTCTTTAGGTTGTGACAGTGTCACACCTACAGGTCTTGCTGAGCGATAGCGCCAAGGGTTACTAAGATAAAGCCGATCATGTAAAGAATCATATGTGCCTCTGGTTGGTTGAGGCGGCATTATAGTAGCGAGCAGCGAGCAGCGGAAATGTATCTTTGTTATCTGGGCCATACCGCTTCTGGTATAACTAGGAGAAACGATACGCCTCTTTATAGTCGCGCTCAGTAGCCATTTTTCTTTTTACCTTTAGTCTTAGTGGGCTTCTTCTTTTTGGCTGGTTGGTTCAAGACACACTGCTTACCTTTACCATTGTGCATAACAGTCTCCTAAGACATATTGGTCTGGTTAATGTTTAAGTATAAAAACATGCTTACTTTGTAAAGCCCACCACACAGCAGAACCAGAGCAGCGCTCTGAACAGTTACCCAGAAAGCATTCTTTCGGCGGCGGGCCTGTGCATAAATCGTCTTTTCGCGCTGCTCTCGTATCTTCCTACGCATACCCAAAAGCTCTTGGTAAGCGTCAGGGCCGTAGGTGTACATCAGCAGCTCTCGCAGTTCTTTCTCTTGTTGCCTTATTCGCTTATCGTGGGCAAACATCTCTAGCGCTTCTTGCTCGACTGACTTAGACGCTACCAGCCTACGGAAGATAGGTGGATTCTCCGCTTGCCTCTTAGCTTCGTTGAAGTCACTAACAGCGCCATACCACTTGCCAACTTGGCCTAGGGTGTCTTCGATCTCGCGGCCCATTGCCACCATCTTCTGGACAGTCTTAAAAGCACTTGTAGCCATTGCAACAGCAGTTATAGGATCAATCATTTAGCCCCCTGGTGGGGTCGGCCATGACACCTCGTCTAGTGAAGTTACTGTGGTGTTATTTGCGGGTACATCGCGCAGGGCTTGGCGGTAAGCCGCCCATTCTATTTTAGCGGCATCGGACAGGGGGCTGTCTGGAGACTGTGTCCAGTCGGTGCGGAACAGTTTACTGTCGCGCAGCTCCCGAATTTCGGCCTCAAGATCTACTGTATCCAGGGTCCACTGAAAGTTTTCCCACTTATGAAAAATAGATGGCCTCTCAGGCTTGGTTTTTACCCAGCCGTCTTGCCAATACCAGCCCTCCATCACTGCCATATCCGGTACGGCGTAGTCAAAAGCGCGCAAAGTGTCGTCGCCAACTACTTGGCCCTCTTGAAAAAGGGCGTCATCTGAAGGGTGCACAATCGAGCGCACCTCACCATTTGGACCAACAAAAGCATATTTAATCATACGACAAATCCTACCATTTCAGTTCTATGGCCCTCCCAAACTTTCTCTACAAGAGAGGCGGTTTTACCGGCATCACCGCCAGAGTAAAGGATACTTGTACCAAACTGCCCTGTCGGGTAGTTCCAAAACGCGACCCGCGACTCCGCACTGTACTGCCGATCAACAGATGGCCCAAATACCCTGTATTTGTATTGACGGTAGTTCATCGCCAGCGCGTATGTATCAAGCAAATCCGCAGGTGATTCAGGAACGTACCAATACCCCGCGCCAGAACTCGTCGCAGTAATTTCGTGGTGCCGTGCAGCGCGTACGCGGAACGTTGGTTTTTCAGTTGTAAAACTTAGCGTGCCATCAGACCTATAGACATTTAACCCATAGTTCTTCGGCGTCTGCCCGCTGATCACAGAATCATCAAATAAGCTACAGCGTTGAATGATTGCGTAATCACAAGCGCCTGTCGCAAGCGCACCCCCCGCAGGAATATAATTCATATAGGCGCGCCGGGTTCTAGTGCCATTACCGCCTACTACATCATAGAAGTAGGCTATCAATCGCGCAGACTGTAACGGGTTGGGGTTGTAAGGTTTTGCAACCACCATAATGTCATCGGGAAAACTTGCTGGTATCTCAACATAACCTAGCGTGTACGCGTCAGTCGCTGCTACGATACCTGTCGCTAGAACCTGAAACCCCTGGGTAGTCTCGTCAACCTGGGTAAACCCGGAGTTGTTATACGCCCGAAAACCGTAAGCCATTATTGGTTCAACTTAAATACGTTAACGCGAAACTGAATGCTTCCAGCAGTAGCGCTGATCGTAAGTGTATTGCTCGCAGAAATGACCTTTAAGTCTTCGTTGACGGGGGTGACATCTACCCCCCAGTCTCCACTGGTAATGTTATAACCCCCGCCAACATTAATAACGATTGGACTAGCGCCAGCAGTGCCTGCGTATTGCGCGTAGTGCATAACTTGCCTGTCTCCTGTGTCTAGGCGCAGTCTTGGAGGAGAGTCATTTGTCCAAACGCGTATGCCATGAGCCATTAAAGCGCTCCCAACTTCACACGTATAGCGCCTGTTGAATCGTAGACGTGGATGCTGTCACTAAGGATCTCCATTCGCCCACCTGACGCAGCGCTCTTTAAGTCGATTAATGTGCCTACACCAACGAGATTAAGCTGGGACGCCTGTATGGCGTTCGCGTCGATTAGATTAGCTACGTTGAGCGTGCCCGTAGTAATCGTGTCTGCATTAACGCTGCCAATTTTCGCAGACGTGATCGACGCGTCTTGAATCGCTGCCGCTTTGATATAGACAACACCGTTTGTAACGCCGAAGGGTACTACGTCTGCAGAGGGGGTGTTCGTTAAGTCATTAGCCGTGGACGCAGGATCGACAATCGCGAACTTATCAGCGCGGATCACGAACGCCGATTCGGGAACCCCGTCCACGGCAACGCTGTTTAACCCGAATCCTGACACATGCCCATTGTTGTCTATCTTGACCGAGTACTGTGCCTGCAACCCCGCTATGCTGGACGCGGAAGCGCTATATGCCTGTTCAACAGTGACGCCAGTCCCGCCCGCATTGTTTAGGCGAGCGGTTAAACCATTAACGGTGCTCGCTGCAGCTGACGCTGAACCACTGGCGTTAGTAGCGGATTGTGCAGCGTTATTTTGATAGGTAGCGGCGTTACTTTCAGAGGTGGCTGCTGCATTTTTCGCAGAAGTTGCAGAAGCCGCAGATACACCCGCTGCAGTAGCTTGCGCCAAAGCCGCACTTGCAGAGTTAGCTGCAGCTGTCGCTGACTGGCCCGCTGTATTAGATGAGCTAGCAGCATTAGTTTCAGATGCCCCTGCTGCTGCTGCACTGCCACTTGCATTTGACTCACTAGCAGCCGCGTTGTTACGAGCAGACTCGGCGTCTGCCTTGGCAGTCACTGCAAGGTTCTTAGCTTCTGTAGCAGAAACAGCCGACTGGCTGGCCTCTGTCGCTTTACTACTTGCAATACTTGCACTTCCTGCCGCCGCTCCGGCAGATGCACCAGACTGTGTTGCAGAATTCGCTGCTTGGGTTGCGGATACTCCTGCAGCTGACGCGCTGCCATTTGCGTTAGACTCACTCGTGGCAGCATTTGTTTCAGCCGTCTCAGCGCCGCTCTTAGCTGTTTCTGCGGCTAATTTAGCCGTAGTCGCTACTGCCGCCGCCTGACTAGCATCTGTCGCTTTAGTTGAAGCAGTAGTCGCCGAGTTAGCTGCTGCAGTAGCTGACTGTCCTGACTGAGTCGCGCTGTTCGCGGCAACGGTAGCACTGTTTGCTGCAGCAGCTTGAGACCCAGCTGCATTTGTCTCGCTCGTAGCAGCATTTGTTTCAGCCGTCTCAGCACCAGACCGTGCAGTCTCCGCTGCGGTTTTAGCAGTTTCAGCAGCACCAGCAGATGTTCCTGCAGCTGTTGCGCGTGTTGATGCAAGAGACGCAGATGTAGAAGCTGCACTAGCTGCCCCTGACGCCTGGTTCTCAGATTGCGCGGCATTTACGGCTGAGGTAGCGGCGTTTGCTTCAGAGGAGTCCGCGTTGGTAGCTGAGTTCGCAGCAGAAGTCGCAGCAGTTACTGCGTTTGCCTCCGCAGTCTCAGCGGCAAGCTCTGACTGGGAAGCTAACGCGGCTTTTGTTCCAGCAGTAGTTGCGCTTGTTGCAGCAGTAGTTGCGCTTGTCGCAGCGGCAGAGGCCGATGCACCTGCATTAGCTTGAGCGTCTTCAGCGTCAGACGCGGCGGCTTGGGCCCCAGCTAAACTCGAGGAAGCTGAAAGGCTACTTGATTGAGCTGCAGTAGACGCCGTACCTGCATCAGTAGCATAAGTAGCGGCTGATGCGGCGCTTGTCGCCGCAGCTGTTGCGCTATCGCCCGCTGAGTTTGCAGAGTTCGCGGCGGTAGTAGCTGATGTCGCAGCGGAGGCAGCTGAACCCAGCGCGGTCGTTGCAGAAGAAGCCGCGTTAGTTTCTGCGGTTTCAGCACCAGACTGCGCAGTTTCTGCAGCAAGTTTAGCTGTATTAGCTGCACTAGAAGCAGTGCCAGCATCGGTAGCATAAGTAGCTGCTGTTGAAGCACTTGTTGCCGCCGCCGAGGCTGAGCTACCTGCATTGTTCGCAGAGGTTGCAGCGGTCGTAGCGGAGGTGTTTGCAGATGAAGCTGACCCGGAAGCGCTTGTTGCAGCGCTCGAGGCGGCTGTCTGCGCTGTTTCAGCCCCAGCTTTCGCAGTTTGCGCAGCGGTCTTTGCAATCTCCGCGTTATCTTCTGCCGTTTCTGCCCCAGCTTGTGCAGCTATCGCCGCTACTTTCGCAGTCAAAGCGTCTGCCAGAGCCGTACTCGCCCCAGTTTCTGCGGTTTCCGCTCCTGTCTGGGCCGCTTGAGCTAGTAAGTTTGCTGCAACAGAGGCTGTAGACGCTGCTTCTGCGGAGCTTTGAGCTGTGATTGCTGCCGTCCTCGCAATTACTGCGATATCTTCTGCCGCTTCTGCCCCAGTTTGAGCAGCAAGGGCTGCTACTTTAGCGGCCAAAGCCTCTGCAGCAGCAGTGTTAGCCGCAGCGGCGGAAGACGCAGATGCCGCGGTATTTCCATAGGTAGTCACAAGGCCTGCTGCGCTGACCTCTACGCTTCCAAGCCTGCTTAACAGGTTCCCAGCAGCCGCTACGTCGTAGCTGCTGACATAGCCAACGAAGGTCTCTAGGTTCGCGAGATCTACCGCAGACCCAGAACCGTCAATCTGGTTCGCAAGGGATTGAGACAGCTGGCTGACAGAGATAGCTCCCGTCAACTCATTCAAAATCGCCGTAGGGTTAGTAGCGGTCGTCGCTAGAGTACCGTTGCTGCTATTGAAAGGCCCGTGAACTCCATTTTGGTTCACGTGTCTTACCCAGTAGTAGCGTGAAACCCCACCACCAACCGGGTCAATTGTACCGCGCCCAACAGAAACAGCGGCTAACGTCGCATCTCCAATAATATCTGCAGTATGGGACCAGATCTCTGTCTGCGCATGCCCCGTATAACGTGGCATATCCCAAAGTAGGTTGACCTGGCTGTAAGCCGCGCTAGCAATAAAACCTGTCGGCGGTAAAGGGACATCAGCAACAACAAAGTCGTCAGCGCTCAGGCCAATATTGGCTCGAGTAATGTTGTTTGGGTCAAAGGGGCTAGCTTTTAATTCTACTGCGAGCCCAGACGTGATCAACTCGCGCAGCGTAATAGCCCGATCAACTGGGTCGCCTCTGCGTCCTAGTCGTATCTCCATGGCTTCGCTGAGGCTCTCTAAATATTTTCTTAGTGCTGCAGAAACATCTGACGGAGGTTTAGGTATCCCAGGAATTTTTGTCGGAGTCGGTCTCATAAGGCTCGAATTTCCTCCATCGATTGAGCAAGACAGAACTCATTAATGTCCGTCCCTTCGACCTGAATCTCCCACTCTTGCGCTACGACAGCAGGCATGCGCATTATTGGTTCGCGCAGTGTGCCGTTGATAATGCCGCTAGGCACAGTAGTTGTCTGTGTATATGTTCCATTAGATTTACTAAGTACATAATGAGAAACAAGAACACCATCTCCCCAGACTTTTACAGTGACTGGGTACTCATTGGCGTGGACAGATACCCAGCCCATCGACACTGGAGCGGGGGTAACGAACTTCTTGCTCTTAAAAATCGCGGTCTTGTTTGCTGTACCACCGCGGTATTTCTGAATCTTGTTGCCAACTATCACGTAAAGCTCACCGTCTTTCGGGTTCATGTACCCGCCGCGTACCTCAGCGGAAATAGACAAAGTGGTCAACGCGTTCTCTTCGCCCCGAGGGTCGTAAACCCAGCCTCCGGTTGAATGGAACGCTACATACGTTCCTTCATGCCTAAACGCGCGAATAGTTGTTGGGTTAAAAGTAGAGTTCCATTGCTTGGCTGAGATGAGGCCGCTTGAGACCACGGACCCCGAAGCGCCTTCCACGGCACATAAACCGTCTGGGCCTGCATACAGGACATAGCTACCCATATCCACGACGCTGTGTATGTTGACACAGGCTTGCGCTAAGTCTATACGGATCGCGGTCATGGCTGACGGATCGGTGCCAGTAATAAAGTAGGGCTGACCATCGGTAAGCGCTGCCACACCATTTGCGGTGCTAGCTATCGCGACGATGTCTTCTTCTGTTGTGATTCTATATTGCACGGGCCAAGCGTGCGGTAGAAAAGGCTCGCTGAGACAGAAACGCTTACCTGTAAAACCTGCCATCACGCCTTGTGCGAGAGGGATCAGGCCTTTCAATGGGCCATCAGGGTACAGCGTCAGGTTGTCATCGGGCGGGCCAACCCAAGTGTCGCTTGGTAGAACTTCACCTAAAGCCGCCGCGTCAACCGTGTCCGTAAAAACGACCGAGGTGTACGGGACTTGTCCAACAAACTGAAAGGTAGTGTTTGTGCTACCAGTATTAGACCGATATATGCGCTTCAACGCGCCCGTACCAAACAAATAATTGCCCGAAGGCTGCTGAGAGCCTGGTAAGCCTACGGTCACCGACTGATTATCAGTCAGCTCAATAACAGCGCTTGGGCTGCTTGGTGGGCCTTCTTCTCCTAACTCTGTGACAAGAGTATAAACATAACTCACGTCGTTTGGTGTTGCGGTTTCATCCGCTTCGCCATTCACAGTAGTTGTAGGAGCGCCAGATGGAGCGGGAACCCCGAGCCGGTAAGAGTTAACCGGGTAGCCCGAGCTACCCTGCACTAAACTGGAAACGTAGCCTACTCGAGGGTAGTCGTCGCCTGTAAAATACAGGCGGTCAGTACTGTCACCAGGGATAGGTCCAGGCACAACACTAACCCCGTCTTCACTCCATTCCAGCCAGGTCACGTCTCGATAGAGATATATCGATCTGCGCTGTGTGTTCTGTAGGGTGTAAACATCGGAGTTAGTTTTAGTCGCAACTAGTCGGCCTGACTCCAGGTCGACGTTCTCGGCTATTTGCCCAAACTGCTCGGCAAGAAGGCGGGGAGAGACCCCCGGCGCTATCCCGCTAAATCTATCCCTTTTGAAATAGGCCATGCGTACCTCATTCGTCGGTTTCTGCGAGCTTCTTTTCAATCAACGAGGCGATGTTCGATACAGCAAGGTCATGAATAACAGCTTGCCGCTTAGCGCCGATGGCCATTTGCATAGCTTGCTCGTGAAGTGACAGCATCTCTTTGACTTCGTTGCTAAGATCAGCGACCACATAAGTTTTATCGCCAACCGTTAAAGTTGGAGCGGTGTCTTCGGTTACTACTTTATCTGTAAGTTCGGTCACAAGTGACTCCTTCTGGGGT